TACTTACTTCAAAGTAATCTCCTGATGCCATATTCTGAGCATTGATACCAACAGAGGGTAAATTAGTATTTGCTCCAAGCAAAGAAGAAGTACCAACAAAGAATGGATTGGTAAACGTAACAGCCTTTGCTCCTGCTCCGCTTGCAATAACATTACCTTGTTCTGTTCTTCTCTGTAAAGATGCTGTATAACCTAGCTGAGAAACTCTAATATCCTGTGCAGTATCTGTACTTGTTAATTTAGCTCTAAATTGAAATCCTCTACCTTTATAAGTTCCGTTAGCAAAAGTTTGAAAGTCAGAATAAGTAGGAGATCCAGATGGGTTATCCTGGGTAACCCTTACTAACATTTCAGCATTAACTTCTGTAGCTGTAAGTCCATCAAAGTCTGTAATATCATCAATCAAACCTCTTGAATCAAATAGATCTGATGGATAGAATCCTTCTGTCAAGAAGTGACGTTTAAGATCAAGACTAAATACACCACCTAAATCTAAAGTATCTCCACCAGCAGTTCCTCCGAAATCATAAGTACCTTCTGAAACAATTCCACCAAAGTCATCTAACGATCCAACAAGATCAAAGTCTGTAATCGAATCAAAATTACCGCCACCAGTTAAATTTAAACTATCTGTAACCGCATCAAAATCAACATTAGTTTTTGTCCCTTGAAACTTAGGACTATCAGTATCCTCTCTCCTGGTCTGTGTAATAAGTGGAGCTAAATTATCTGGTAATTCAAGAATTACACTTGTCTCCCCTGCACAGAATCTACCGCCATCATCTTGAAATTTTAAAATGTACTCGCCTTCAAGATAGGGTACATCCGCAGATGTGGTAGCACCGCTAAGAGCTTGAATTAAGTCAGTGCTATTACTGAATGTACCATTACCATTGGTTAGAGGAGAATGTCTGACATACACCCTACCTCCATGAGTAACATCAATATCCGTAGAACGATTCCAACGTAATCTTACTAATTTTTCATTTATTGGTTCGGCTGATAATCCAGTAACATTTGACGGCAATGCAGTTTTACCAACAGCATTGAAAGTTAAATCAGCAGAGGTCGCACTTGTCTGTAATGCAGCATTGTAACTGAATACTTGAAATTCATACGTTCCGATATCAGTATTGAATATCTCAAAATCAGGAGAAGATACTGTTGTAGAAACAAAGTTACCATTATTGAATCTATAGTTAACCTGATATTGCGTAACACCGACAATAGGTTGCCAACTGACAATAAGTTTAGATACTGCCTGATTATTTATCTCAACAAGTTTTTCTTCCGCTAAAAGTGCAGTAGGAGGATCTTTAAGAGCATTTAGTACTGATACTGTTCTTGTTGGTAAAGTTGCACCATCTTCAATAAATGCGTATTTTTCATTTACATAAGATAAAGCTGTGATCGCATAAACTAATCCCTCCTGTTCTTCAACAGTAATGACTCTGAATTTCTGAGCATTTACTGTATCATCCTGTATAAGCCATATAGTATTTGCATTTGGAGTCTGCGAAAAAGCAGAAGATACTGTCACAACTGCTCCAGATATACTTGATATTGATTTTGTTTCCACCGTTCCATCAGGTAATATCACAGATAAGGTTGGATTGTTTGTTGTAGGTAAATCGGTTGCAGCAGAGTCGTCTACAGTTATTTGGGTCGTTGTCGCAGTATTTACTCTTCCGCCTCTGCGTACTCCTGATCTTACGGGATCTGCAATTTCAATTACTGCACCAGGTCGTACCACTACTCCAGAATCTATTGATGTGGTAAATGTAACCACCTCAGATTCATTATTTTCCGAGAAAACGATTGCCTTCGCCAATCTTCGGGCTTGACCACGGCTGGTACACGCAAATGCTTTTACCTGCTTAATAACTACCCCTATCTTGGAGATCAAATCGGTATCTTCATAAACCTCAAAATCTACTTCCTTACTATCCATATTGAAATAAGAAACAGATACTACGCTATGTCTTGTCTTTAAACTGCTGCCTGAGTAATTAAATCCACCTTCTCCTACATTAGATAAGTTAAAGAGATAACTGGCATCTGTTGGTTTGTCCTGTGTAAGCGTTACCGATCCAGCAGACCATATCGGCATACATCTCATAACTCCTGCCAACTCATTTATAAGTTCAAATGCCTCTCCGCTGGTTTGAATATTTACGTTACAACTAAATCTGGCTTCTTGTCCTCCTAATCCATCTGATACCAAAGTGTTTGCAAACTTACTGGCATTTACAAAAGAAAATAAATCAAGAGAACTTTCTGTTATATGATTGCCGAATCCATAGCGTGTATCCAAAAGTAAGTCCAGTAGCACCATGCTTGGGCACGAGCACCATTGAGCAGCACCCATAACTCCATTAAATATATAGCCATCAGGATAAATAATTCTTCCTGTTGCACTGTCAATACTTGGAGTTCCAGAGCTATTTGCTCCTGCTCCAGGAATCCTTACTTTTATTCCTCTGATTCTGTACTTTCTTGTAGGTATGGATTGAAACTGCATTGAGTCCAGACGTACAGCAGCATAGGCACTGTTAGCGTAAGTGGAAGCATCATCAATAATTTCTCCAAAACTTGTCCATGCAAAAGCGTCTACAAGACTTGAAGTTGTGCTATCTGCTGTAACCCTCGTAACTCTTATATCAACAGGAAAAGCACCCGTAAGATTAACTCTGTAATCTCTTTGGTACGCATCAGCACTTCGACCTGTAATAGTGTCATTAATAACATCAGTAAAACCACCAGAATTGTACTGAACAGAAATTTTTAGTTGAACACTTGAACCAAGTAAATCTCCTTTATCTGTGGCTTTCTGTAATTGTGGAAAAGTTATTGTTACATTAACCGCATCAACATTAGAGTTTGTTATCTGTCTGGTAACGGGAGTGGATGCAGTGACGGTTACGCCTACCCCCGTTACAGAAGAACTACTTTCGATACCTTCAACCTTTGTCTGTCCTGACGTACCAAATCTAGGGTTAAATGTGACATCTTGGAAATTAAAATCAGTTGTAACTGGATTAGTAGAATCAGCAGTCGCTTTTAGAACAGGAGTATCATTGAGGAATACATCTTTAAGTGCAGCATTATTATATGCAGCAGTTCCTTGTGTCCTACCTTCTTTTGAAGCAGTAGCAAAACCTTCAATCTCTCCTTCTGAAACAAGATCGAGAAAGGTAGCAAACTGTCTACTGTGTAGAGTATCAGGAGTTCTTGTCGGTTGAGGAGGAGGTGGAGGACTACCACCGCCACCGCCAGAACCAATAATATTTTTTGGTGCGTCTGTCATGCCTGTACCTGTTGAGTATCTATTGCTCCAGATATGACTACTGATCCAGTTATAATTTCTCCGTAACAGATTGGAACGGGAGTTCCAGCCCTTGATGTGTTTTGAGTTCCAGAAAAATTGTAAGATAATCGTGGATCTTCTTCATTATTGAAGTCTCTTCTTTTTGGTAATGGGGTTAGCATTTCAGATACTCCCATCAGTACTAAACCTATACCAATATTTCCTGCAAAAGCTGTAATACTGAATGCTCCAGATGCAGTTGCAAATCCTCCTCCTATACCTTGTGGTCCGAGTCCAAAACCTACTGATGGATTTATTATCGCCAAACCTATTAATGCAGCACCTAATAATACTTTACCCAAGCCTCTACCAGCACCAGTTATTACAGGTATGAAATGTATATCTTCCTGCCCTATGGGATAATGTACTTCTTCTTCACCTATTTCATAATTCCCAACTTTTACCTGATAGTACTTGGGACTCATAAACTTCTCTATTCCATCAAAGTTATTTATCAGAAAACTTACTGCTTTAGATAGAGTATCCGCTTTTATTTCAAATTCTTTATGACCCACAAATTTTGCAAGTTCCCCATATAGCTTCAGTTTACGCAACATGACGATACCTCCCTCCTGTACATTTTAATAACCATTGAGAATAAGGCTCTCTACAAGATAGTCTATCGGTTAAATGATGTAAAACATCTCCATCTAAAAAAATAGCTACATGATTTAAACCAGGAGATCCAATAGACATAAATAATAAATCTCCATTCATTGTTTTTTCATCTGGCCTAAGTTCTCTAAAACCAGTCCTCCAAGCACATTGCTCAAACATCGGATTTAAAATAAATTCTTCTGGTGTTGTGGGTCTATCCCAATCTCTGAGTTCAATATTCTTATCTTCTTTATACCAATCTCTTACTAAACTCCAACAATCAGTTACACCCCAAACCCAAGGTCTACCTAATAAAGGTGGTTTGTATCCACAGGGTTCGCAGTATCCCCATTGTTCTGTTTTTGGATTAACAATATGCCATGGGAGATTGCTTTGTTCACAAGCTATTTTATCTGCTTGGCTAGGAGTTGGAGGTGTTACAGGGTGGCTATGAACAACGGCTGTTATCTCTCCAGTATTATCTGCCTTTACATAATCTTCTGGATCAATAATAAAACATTGATGATCTGTCATTGAAAGATTACGACAAGGATAATATCTTTCCTTACCTTTTATATTTAAAAGCAAACCACAAGATTCTTTGGGGTCTTCTCGTTGGGCATGAAGAAGTGCTTTGTATTTCCAACTCATGCTATAAACGTACCAATGGAGGGAAATTCGGCTCTAGTACACTGACGCATCGGTGCTCTGATACCAGCAAGGTCAAAAACAGCAGCTAATTCAAATTGTACGACTTCTCTATTTTCTGATGATTTTCTATCTATTTTATATATTTCTTGAGGAAACTCTGCTGTAGGATCTGGTGTGCCTAGTGGATTTACCTGTTGGGTTGTAGTTGTTGTAGTGTCTTGGGTCGTTGTATTTGGATCGTTCATTGTGATCGTATTACCCATTCCATTTCCATGGACTGTGCAGTAATATCTTAAGTCATTTGGAGCAGAAGGATATGCTGGCTGGTAAGTTACAGTAGCTCCTGCATTTCCAGCAGTTCCAGATACAGTTGTTGTCTGTGATCCTCCAGCATCAGATTTTATTGCTAAAGGATGTCCACTGTTTGAAGAATCTGACTGGTCAAAGATATAAGTTGAACCACGTTTCATTGTGATAACAGGATTATTTACACCATTTATTCTAAAAATATTTCCGCTTCCAGGATTATGAACAGTAACAGTATAGGTTACAGTTTCAGCGTCAGCAGGATCAGCAATCGTTGTTGTAGTCGTTGTGCTGGTTGTTGTCACAGGAAAGTTAACAGCATCAAGATAACGTGCCAAAGTCCTAATTCTTGTAACGGTAGCTCCTGTTAGATCGTTTCCTGTTGTTACCTGATTTACGTTTAAAAGTATCGCTGTAATAGTTCCAAGAGCATTACTTACAGTCAGTGTCGGGCGAGGTAGTTGTCCTTTGGTAAATGCGAAACCCTCTGCCTGTATCGGCATTTTTATATATTGATTACCAGCCCATATAACATCTCCGTTGGCGTTTAGATTCGTTCCATTATGGAATCTATACGTCTGAGTAGAACCGTGCAAAGTTGCGTCAGTAGTTAGTGTAAATAATTCAATTATTGCCGAAGGGTTGATCTTTTGTAGATCAGTAATAATAGGAGCAGTGCTCATGGTTCAAATACTTCTCTAAATGTTGTCTGGATCGTTGCTCTATTGTTATATGGTATGGATTTTGACCAAGTTTCGCAAACAAATTTTTGTGCAGCAGATTCTCCAGGTGCAGTAAAATCAAAGCTGTCACTGTCGTTTGCACGGGCATCAAGGAAGGTTTCTATTTCGTCTGCTTGCGTTTCCGAGACTTCAAAAGTAAAGTTATAAACTTTAGGATTTTGATTTTCTGCTAGTCCAAATAAAATTCTGTGCTCGTAGCCATCAGCAAACCTTACTCTTCTAGTATTTGGTGCGGATCTTTTTTGCTGCCCGTATTTTGGAGTAATTGAGGGAAACGTAGCCATTATGCAAGTATGCCTCCAGGTCTTTTCTGTTTAACTAATTCAGATTGTACCGCAACCGATATTAACCGACCCAACTCTCTGCTTTCTGCTTCATCTCCCTGTACGTTAGATCCAGAAGCATCTACATTTACTACAATGTTTGTTTCCCCCATTCCAGCTAATTGATGGTTTGGTACTATAGTGCCCGCCCTGTCTGGAACAAATAATTCTGGACCCCGTTCTCCTACTACTGAGGGTCTACCCACTGGTGGTCTGCCTCCATTTGCAAAACCAATAGCTCCTAATAACCCACCTGTTACAGATCCACCTCCAAAATTTCCAAATATAGCTAAGTTTAAAAAAGCATCAGATAATTTGTTTAAAACATTACTTAAAAGATCGCCTAGAGTTGAAGTTCCTCGTATTAAACCTTTTATACCATTACCTATATCCATTGATATAATATTAGATAACTTTCTAAACGGATCTTCTAGAGCTTTTGCATTAGCAACAACTTGTTTTTGTAGGTCTACTTGAGCAGTCAATTTACTTATTTTAGTGGTTAATTCATCTGTGCTTACCTTTTCGTTTTCAGCCTGTGCAATTTTTAATTCATTAGTTAAATTTTCTAGTTCAAACTCTTCCTTCATAATATTTAGCTTTTCACTGCTTGTTGTTAGTCTAAGTTTTTCTATTTCTAAAGCCTGTTTTAGTGGTTTTATTTCTCTGTTAAATGTAAGTTGATCTGCAACAGCACTTACATCCTGTAGGGTTGAAGGTAAATTATTTTGTATTCCTGATCCTCTCTTCCTTTCTGCTTTCAGTTTCTTCTGCGGGAGAGTCATTACATTCGGCATTGTTGCCCCACCTGGATTTAGGAAATCAAATCCTCTAGCTGTGAAGAATTTAGCGATGGTTCCTAAAGGTAATTTATTAATTAAAGTAACCATCGGACCAAAAACATCGGCAACGATAAACTGAAGCCGTAAACCAAACTTAGCCATCTCTTGGTTAAACGTATCTAACTCTTTAGTCATCTTTTCAATTTCAAGGGGAGTTCTACCAAAATCTTCAGCAAATTTTTCTATTAGTACAGAGGCAGCAGAAGATGTAAGTCCTAATTTTTCTAGTTTCAAGGCCAAATCTCCAGTTGGAGTATTTGCTAACCCTAGTTTGTCTACCAGTGTTTGTATATTTTCAGTTGGTTTGGATAAAGCTCTACCTAATTCACTTACTGCGTTTAATGCACTTGATATAGATTGTACGGCTGCTGTGGCTGCAATACCTCCTGCAAATCCACCCATTTGTCCAAACATTCCACCGACACCACCACCGACTGCTCCTGCTGCTGCTGTAATTGGACCCTGACCAAATAACAGAGGAAAAGCACCACTTATCAACGCACTTTGTACATCAAAACCTCTTCTACCTTTTAAAGCAGCAGGAGATCCAGGTATTGAAGTCAAACCCCCAATCGGAGATCTTGGTCCACCCACTCTTGCGGAATGAGCTAATTGAGCAGGAGAGCCAGTAATAAATCTCGAACCACCGATAGGAACACTTGGTCCACCAGAAAAGGCCATCTGTGCTGGGGATCCCATCATAAATTTAGAGCCTCCTATTGGAGATGCCATTTGTCTTTGTAGTTTTACTTGAGTTGCTTTACTCTTAGTTATCTTTTCGGTAGCCTTTAAAATTATTTGTTCTTTCTTTATTTCTTTATCTGATAAAAGTAAAGACTTTCTAGCTAAATCAAATTCAAATTTTTTCGCTTTATTTATGCCGTCTGTTATTCCTAAGTTAATTGTTTCAAAATTTACACCTTTCTTTTTAAGAGGTAGGGCTTTTAATGTTAATCCTAAACCTTGATTTTGCAGACGAAGAGATTGGTTTTCTAATTTTAGTTGTTTTTCTGCATCTGATAACGCTGCTTTAGATCCTCTTGACTGTTTTTTGCCTAAATTTTTGATTCCATCGCCTATTGTTTTTAAGTCCTTTTTTACTTGAGAAGTATTTAATTTTATATTTACGCTATATTCGGATGCCACTGATTTTTGCAGAATACACGGATATTAAAAGTTTAGCGTATTTTACGAACTTGGGCTTGTCTTTTTGCCTTTTCGTAGGCTTCTTCTTCTCGTTCAGCTTTAATTGTAAAGTAAGCGTTCCATCCGTATAGTTCCTGGACAGACACTCTTTCTCGTAATTCTTTGAATGTGTATCCTAGTTGTTCCGCAATAAAAAACTGCAAATATACAAAATTATCGTCTTTTATTTTAGCTTTTTACGGCATCGGGGCTTTCCTCCTGACCCACTCCCTGCATTTTAGTCATTATGTCTAACAAAACTGACATCGGAATTTCTCTTCTAAGTGCTGGTAAATCTGCTGATGAGAATATTTTTGCACCTGATTCATCTTCAGCTTTTGTGACAATAACTTGAAGAGCAAAGTCTAAATTACCTTCCTCTTTACCCCTATTCATAGCTATTAGTGTACTGTTTATAGTGTCCCTATCAGCTATTGTAAGAGGCGACCAAAATATTTTTAAAATCAGTTCTTCTCCCTTAAAAATAGAGTAACTACTACGCTCTTGAACACTAAAAGCTGCTTTTAGTTTGTCGATTGCTCTTTCTGTTGGCATAAAAAATTGTATTTATTCTTGTAGTATAACTCAAAGCATAAATTTAAGCACTCGTGCCTTTGTGCATTGTATAGTTACGTTTTGGCTTGAACCCCACCATCTGAAATCCCTTGTTAATATCTTTTTCTAAAAAATTGTTCTGTAAATAAACATAATACCAATTAGGAACATTAGGTTTTGGAGTAGTTTTAGCTTTTGGAAATAAGTCTCTATACATCCTTCCATCATAAGGACTGACCATTGCATTAATTACAAATCCTGCATATTCAGCCTTGTTACCTATATAAAGCATTTTGACTAAAGAAGTGTATATGGGCTTTTGTCTTACTGGTGCTTTTCTGCTAGTTTTCTGTGGATCTATATTGTTGTCTTTTCTTGGAATCGTAGGAACAACTGGAGCACCTTTTATTTGCCAAGCAGTGTTAAACGTTCCAGTAAACCAAGGACTCCTATTTTGTAGAGAAAAATGAATTTCAGACGCTGCTTCTGCCCTACCTTTAACAATTAGGGCAGCTAAATCATTTGGTAGGTGTTTTAAATCTTTTGTTCTACGCATTGGCTGTGAAGTCGCAGTTTATTACGCTCATAAAATGACTTTGATCTTCAGTGACTACTGATGACGGTCCACTGATTTCACTGACTCTTGGTGTAGCAGAAAAAGTATCTGTATAGTCGGCAGCATTTACTGAAGTAAGTCCATCAATAACTGATTCTGCTATTGCAGCAGCTACCGCACTTCCTTTATTAGATGGTGTCATAATCGCACATCTTATTGTTCCTGCATAATAATCTGCTGCTGCTCCCTGATTTTGGATTGTTGATTGTGTAAAGTCTAAATTTACCATTACATATTTTTTAGTTTTACCTGGAGTTGTAAAAGGCATATTGTCGAACACAACTGTCACTGTGTTGTCAGCAGTTGTCACTGCATTTTTAATTGCTGTTTCAAATGCTGCTCTTGCGTTTACTAAAGTCATTAGAAAATAACGTCAATGCGGAATAAATATTCTTGACCACCTCGTAAAGTTCTTACGTCTGTTATTTTTGCTATTCTGGTCGATCCAGAGAATGTAAGAGTTATTTCGTCAGATAGTAAAGGTTGGCTGTCTCCTATTAGATCAGGTGTTATATAAATACGAGCTACGTTTTCTTGAAATCCCGTTTCTTCGGTGGATTGGATAAATTCTATAGGTACGTCTATGTTATAGGTGGTATCGGTTGTTGTTACTGCACCTGTGGATGTGTTGTAAACAGGGGAAGTCTTTCTTGTATAAGTAATGGAAGTGTCTAAGGATTTTCCAAGATCGGATACTACTTTCTTGGCTACCTCCGCTAATAGTGTGTCCAGTTGTCCTGCCATTATCCTCTAACCACCCTAAGTTGGAAACTTCCTGCTCCACCAAGAACATAAGCTCCTAAATAACTTTGTAACCACGGATATACGTCAAATACATTATTAACAGAACCAGTGCCCTGACTTTTAGTATTGTATTTAACTTCAATATCTCCTAATTTTACTTGTTCAAAATTACCATCAGTTCCAGTGCTACCAGTAATTGCATCAGTATCATTTGCCAAAGCATTAGCTAATTCAAATTGTGCATATTTAATATTTTGAGGGATCAAAGTACAAGCTAATTCAACTCCATCAACTTGGTAATTGGTTCGTGGGAACTTTAACGCCTGGTCATCATCACATCTATCTCCGTAGTAAACCAAAGTATCAATCCATCTTGTAGCTGATATTAACGCTCGGTTCTTTTTATCATCTTGTTTGTTATCCCATTGAGTAGAACTGGGGACAGTTTCAAAGTATGCGTCTGCTTCAGCTAATGTGACATAGCTATTAGCATTTGCTCCTTTTATTGTTGCGTCTATAGTAGCTGCCACGATTGTTTAGTAATTTATCTGTATTGTAGCGTAAAGAAAAAACCCCACCAATATTTGATGAGGTTTTTGATGACCACATTTAAATACTAACTATTAAAGAGTTGTATTATCAAGTGGTGTGTTAACTGTT